CCTTCTTCTAGTGTATCAAGAGCTCTTGATGACATACCAACCTTTACGCCATCATTAATAAGTGATCTAACAATTTGACCACATGGTGTAGTTAATACTTTAGACTTACCATAAAAAACATTACCGTCTTGCGAGAGCTCAGTAATCATATGGCATGCTCTTTCTAGATCAACATCAGCTGATGATGGGTGATTAAGCTCTCCCATTGCTCTACCTGGCTGTATCATCTCTTCATTATAACGTTGTACTTCCCTCTCAAGCTCGTTAAGAGGATAAAGTCTGTTATTTTTATTAACACCTTCTGCCATCATATAAGGACCTTTAATATAAAGGTTAGAAGGTGAATCTTTGTTAGTCTCTTCTTCTATAATTTCAAACTCTTCTATAGAGTCTGGATTTTCACAAACTAGGTTAAGTTTCAAAGCCATACAATTATTTAGTCCGGGTTCCTTAAAAAACTCGTTATTTAAGGTCTTTTTCTGTAATCAGTATAAACTCCCAACCTTGTTTCTTTGCATACTGTCGAGCACTCTTCCATTTACTCGTGTTTACAGCCCACTGCTTTTGCTCATATAATAAATGTTGGCGTTTTTTATATTTTGTTGCCGGTGGTTTAGTCTGCCTATATGGCTTGATTTCAACGAGATATTTTTTAACTGCATCGCCCTCTTTAATAACAATAAAATTATCAACGAAGTATCTATGCATGCGACCATCTACTGGGCTTATGTACGGAACTACAATATCCTCACTAGACCACTTTAATACATTGTTATTATCATCACAAAACCTAAAAAACTTTAGTTCTAGGCCAGATCTATATACAGCCTTATCTCCAATAAACTTTGTATGGTTTTTTGGTTTAAATATACCCTGTCTGTATCTTTTTGATGACATTAACCTACAATAAAGTCAACAGGATCAGCGTCGCCGAAGCCAGGTGAGGCTCCAGTAAGTAATTTTTCTTCTAAGTCCTTCTTACGTTGATAACCTTCGTTAAGGAGCTCATAGTTAAGTGAACCACCGCCAATTAAACTAACGCCAGAGAACTTACCTCTTACCATACCAATCGTTATCATAGATAATGCGGTAACGTATTCGAATACCCACTGTTCTTTGATAACATCTCTTATCGGTCTCTCTACAACGCAAGAAACAACACCATAGTATCTATTCTTTGGCTGCGGATACAGTTGCATATATTGTGTACGAGGGTCAAACTTTATATCCTTTCTTAAGGCGAGCATCTTCTCCCTCGTATCTATAAACTCCTTCATTGTATACCATGATACAAGATCGAACCCAAAGTTACCCATTGCATAAGAGAAGTAAGTTTGTTGGGCTAGGGTTTGCTCTAAAGTAAACAAAGTATTAACACCGTTAGATGATCCTTCTTCAAAATCCGTCACCTCAACAACTCTTCTATAATCCATAACATCGTAATCATACATTACTTGATATGTGGTAGCGTCATCATTTTGACCTTCAAGTGTGAGTGTTTTTCTCGTATTTTCTCTAAAAGAATCTGATAGTGAAGAATTGAATGTTGTAATGGTGCTATATAAATCTTTATCTACAATCTCGAAGCTTTCTATACCTTCCTTAAGTTGTGAAGATAGTGCTGATGATGTAGTAAAGAAAGAACTGTCTATAGACGATGTCGCGACAAATATTGTTTCTGGTGTATCGGCATAATACTCTGGACCTGGCCCGATAGGATTTTCACCCTTTACCTTTTTAGCCGCTGTATCTAAGTTAGAGTTTGCTAAAGTATAAAGGAGGTCTAACCTTACACCTTTACCCCTTTCATAAAGATTGGAGTCAAATATTAAAAACTCCTTTGTATAACCTGCATACTTTGTAAAGTACTCGACAGCAATCTGAATATTTTCATTCAGTTGGTCAGGATGTATTTCTAGAGATACAAGCGGATAACCTAAACCTCTCTTAACTCTATCACCTAACCTACCATACGTCTCAATCTTATTATTAAGATTGGTAGATAAAAAAGCAGATAGTGGTGTTATTTCACAAGCATTATCCTTACATACATCAGCCATGTATATATTTAGTCAGGTAGTATATTGTATTAAAAAAATATATAAAAATAACATTTATATGAATAAATAGTTACATGGCTTATGCAACAACTATAGTTCCGGCGGTTACTGGCGGTATGACAACAGAATACTTTACCGAATTTATTAATACGACCGTTGGTACCGGTACTCTTATTCAGATCTTAGATAGTGGGTCAAAGTTAGTTTTGGTCTGGGAGGTCGGAGTTTAAACAACTTAAACCGCTGCATCTGGTGGTGTAACATCGTCTGTAGCTGTCGCTTCGATATCTGTATCAACATCAGCCTCAGCGGCTGGACCACCTCCAAATTCCGGAATACCACCCGGCGCGGTGCCGGTATCACCCATATCACCTTCAACACCCTCACCACCAGCGATGGTACCTGCTATCATCTGCTCTTTCCAGTTAGGTCCAACAGCTTGAATTTGTGCTAGTTCCCATTGCATCTCTGCGTCTTTTCTTAAGAACTCTCTATTAGCTAAGACATCTTTATCTTTCCAGCCGAGGTATTTCTTTTGTGCAAATGTTGTTGAGATAAACTCACTTGATGCAAGATTATTAAAGTTGTTCGCTTTAAGCTCTAGTCTCTGATTCTCTCTGATTTCAAAGTAGTTTGTTGGTACGTTAAATTCAACATCAAGATTCATTTCATTGAGATCATATTTATCCCACATATTTCTAAACTTTAGATGTGTAATAAAGCCTCTCTTTAGACCAGCAGCAAATTTATGTTGCTGTCTTATAATAAATTTTGCAAATTTTAATTCTTCTTTTAAAATAACAGATGCATCAACAGTTTGATCGGCAGGGTCAATTCTAAGAGCGGGTACCTTTAAAGCTCTATATAGCTTCTTAATAAAGTACATTAGATCTTGCAGCTCACCGAGATTAGCACCTCCTTGAAGTTGATCGACAGAAGTACCTTCTGAGCCTTGTCGCTTTGCAAACCAAAAAGCATCGAGCATTGATTGTGGGTTAAACTTTTTGACAACGTCGTTTTGATCGAGGTCAAACGTTTTTCTTGACCAATAACTTTGTATTAACTTTCTTAAGTAGGCTTCAGCCTTAGGTGGTGCCATATTACCTACATCAACGTTAAAAACGAGTCTTTCTGGAGCCCTTACTAAACGATAGATTATAATAGCATCCTCAACAAGGGATAACTGCCTATAAGGCCTTCTTGCGTTTTCAAGAAACGGTATAACAAATTCTTTTGTCTCATTAAAGGTTCCGGAATTGATACATACAACCTGATTTACATCCATTGGTACCAGCTCTTCATCTTCGATCTTACCTGGGTTTGTCTCACTGTATATTGGCTTACGGTAAATATAACCTTTTACTAGCATGTTTTGTATGTTATTATAAACAGGCTCAATAATTTCTGCTGGTAAGTTGATTGCTCCAAGAATACCTTCATTAGTATATTCTTCGTGTAATATTAATTCAAAGAAAACCTCACCTTCAACTAACAACTGTCTAAAGTACTGCCAACCTTTTTGCTTAAGATCGAAGTAGTCAATAAATTTTGCAAACTCGTTCTCTATGTCACCTCTTTCATCCACAGTAAGGTCAATATTATCAAACAAAATCTTTGCTACCTGACCATCTGCGTCAATATTAATAGTTTCATCACAAATCTCATCTAATGCATCTGCGACTTCAGAGTATGCAGCCATGGTACGGTAATCACGCAGGCGACCAGGCTTGTTTTCATCTAGACTTGCATACATAATATCTGCAAAGGATGTATCTTTACCGAAATCACCTATAGGTAAATTATTATACGGATTTGAGGATGATACTGATGTTTTTGTTAGTGCTTCTGATCGCCTTGTACCGGTTTTACGAAAGTGCTTATATTTTGGATTTAGACTATCATCACCACCCGTTATACTTGAATAAGGTAACCTGTTTTGGATATATTGTGTGAGACTTCTTCCGAATGTAGAAGCCCGACCGTCTTTTGATAAAACGGTTTTATTGGAATTTGGTGTTGTGCTAGCCATTTTTTCTTTATTTATTCTGCGATCATGTAAAACCCACTTATTGTTCTAGTGGATGTCCAACCTGCAGGGTTGTTAATTATAATATCTATATTACCAGCTGCTGAGAGCTCCGGCATTGTTATATTAAGAGTGTTGTTTGATAATACAGTATAATACTCAGTTGGTAAAATAAACCCTGTTACTGGGCCTGTATATGTTGTGTCAAAAGCTGTAAAATTATTTATAAGAGTAGAGTTATCTGAGCTTAATAAGACAGCTGTTGTCTGATTATAGTTATCACCTATAATTGTAAAGTTATTTATATTGGTCTGCTTATTAAGCTTAACCGGTGTATTAGTCGTAACTTCAATCAAACGACCTTCACTATTATAATAGACAGTATCAATAGCAGGTGTACCTGAAAGACGGAATGAATCGACATACAGATCGATGTCTGCTCCGGTCTTAAATTGATCATAGAAATTTTCATAATCTATAGCAGAGACCGGTTGCTGTAAGTTCCAGTTAGAATCCAACGCGATAAAGTTATTCTCAATAAAGTAAATTGGACTGTCTTCCACGTTTTCACCTTTAAACAGCCAACCCTTTATAGTAAAGGATGTATCAGCTACAATTCTAAACTTATCACTATATGTAGTCTCTGTCGGGCAGTTAATAGATATATTCTCATCCCATAAAACTTCTGTCCTAATTTCAATAGGATTCTCAACAGTTGATGGCTCTTTCCACGCAAGTATAATATACGGGTTTGTATAAGGAGCAAAGTTTGTAATAATTTGCTCTACGTCTTGCATATACTTACCTAAAATAGACATATTAACTGTTAAGTTAATGGGTGTAGGCATCGGCATTGAGACACTTTTATCTTCTGTTAGATATGTGTGTATTTTATTAACCTTATTGAAGGCGCGGGAGCTATCATAGCTAACAGAAGTAAGATCTATAGTTACAACCGGTAGAGTTATGTTTTGTGCCTTATTTATGATATCATATATAACGCGCTGCTTTGGAGCAAATACGTATCTGACCTGAATCTTCTGTCTCTCACTACGCTGGTTATTAAACCGCTTAATGACGGTGTCGTCAAATGCGGCGACAAATTGTGTTAGGAGATCTTTAATCTCAAAGTTATATGTGTACTTTTTCACTAGTGAATATATTTAATCTAGACAAACCGATCAATAAAGTATTTTGGTAGTTTATGCTTGGTTTTAACAATATTGTGTGCTATGGTACCGTCTAAGATGTATGTGATGCAGTGATCGTCCTTTGATCTGATACCTCGGCCGCAGGATTGTATTAACGAACATAGCATCTTATTTTGATACCAGTCAAAGTCGTCTTTCATTAACCGCTCTATCCTCACGTCACGAGTTGGTAAGAACGGCGCCTTAACTATAATTTGAAACCGAGCTAGATCACCTTTCAGATCAACACCGTGTGACATAGAAGGTGATATGAGGACAGTAGGGTCGTCTGTGTTATAATGTGTTTCAAGTATGTCTTCATTTTTAACACCAGGCTCTCTAAACAAGTAACGCTTGCCTGATAAAGTGTTCGTTAGTTCTTTTGTAATAGTATTATTATGTGTATGTATAATACCTTTATCATTACCATGGTGCTCGCATAACGCTTTTATCTGCTTCGCAATCTTTGGAAGATTTGACTTCATTGTATAATAATTTAATTTATACTTTGTATTGCAAACAATAGGTGCATTTTCAGGATCAAAAGATGATTCAGCTTCTACATATTTGAACCTATCAATACCTAATGACTTACAAAAATTATTTGGGTCAATAATTGTAGCAGACATTAAAATTACCTTATCTGCGTAGTCAAAGAGTCTATGTGAAAGTTTATTAACCTTTAGTGGCATAAAAGTAACACCGGTAATATCTTTTTCGTGGACGTATTCACTATCCATCCATGTATCAATTATAAGCTCGAGTTTTCTCTGCAGATTAACCAGCTGTAACATCTTACCTTTAATTGCCATTATAACAACAGGCTTAGCTTTTTTGTTTGAACTAATATCGTCTTCTAAATCTTTTACGGCGTCGTTTATTTCAACCAATATATTAGTAAGCCACCTTTCATGGGATTGTGTAGATATAAACGGTCTAACGTTAATATTACATTTACGTAAGAAGCTATATTCTATCTTACATGTAAATTCCTTTACAAGCTGATCTTCTAATTCCGAAGCCTCATCACAAATTATAAACTGCCTCTTTTTTAGATGTTCTGGTAAAGCAAAAAACATATTATAGTTAAGAGCGTTAAACCGTGATGTAAGAGCTCTATTTCGTTGCTCATAATAAGGGCATTTATGCTTAGCCCAGCAATCCGTCTTAAGACTTGGTAAGTGTAGACATGGCGCAACATCCACAGTAAAATCTTCATCAACTGCGCATTTATAATTTGATTTACCTTTTAATACTTCTGTATCTTTAAATAACTCCTTATATTGATCCTGCAGGCTTTTTGTTATAGTTAAAGCAGTACAGCCGAACGGTTCCACATGCTCGCTTTCGTCTGTGTTTCTATATGCAGCATATGATGTAATTGCATCACGAAACTCGTCAGTACAGTCTTCTGCGGTATTACTTACAGTCTTCGAAACAAAAGACTTACCTGAGCCTGTTGGTGCATTACAAACTACAAACTTATAACCACTATCAAAAGCCTCATCTATACTCTTCAGCAATTTAACTTGCTGTTTATTAGGACTATAACCTTCTGGGAATTTATTAAGTAAGTTTGATACCACAACTTAATTATAACCGATGTGTTTAAGAAGGCAAGATATAAACCAGGTTATTATATATCTTGGATTTACCTGTAACGTCAAGAAGTTTTGTCTGTAGTATAACCTCCTCATCTTTCATTATAGTTGAGAGGTGGTAATTGAGTGTTAACATGTCTTTTGACTCATGAATATCGAAAGGGTATGGTATTTCATACTGTCTCGTCTTATCACCTACTTCAATAAATAGCTTTATAAAATATTGTTTTAGTTGAAAGATTCTTAAAGTACCCTTTCTTAATATTTTCTTATCCGTTTTTATTACTATTTCTTTTAGTAAAAACGGTTTAAATTTTTCTGCAACTTGTTCTAGACAGGTGTTCATGTATTCATAAAGTTAAATTTTTGCTCACCCGACATAGGGTATATATTTTCATTAAAGTACGTCCAGAATTCTTCGTTTGCTGGCAGTTGTTGAATTAAATCACACTGATCCATGCTTACATTTCTATAACCTTGCAATAAAATATCCCACACTACGACTACATTCTCTTTCGCTTCATTAATAATAGGAGGTTTTATAGGTTGTTTATAGTTTAGTGTAACTCTACCGTTTGTTGATGCTAGTAAAGAGTGAGATTTAGTACAAAACATACGTCTTGTGGCGGGATAGCCAGGTTTAGGAATCCGACGCACAAATCTAATCTCGCATACGTTATTTAAAAGTATACCGTTAAGTGCTGTACGGCTAACTCTCATCCTTTGGCTTACATATTCCAAATACCCTATCTTCGTTTAAAAATATACCACCCTTAATATTACCTCTACCAACTACGTCAATATTTGACACAGTGACGCCGAGATTGTTAGGAAATATCACAATATCACCCTTTTTAGTAAATTTTACGTTTGGACCGACTAGTATAACCTTGGCTTTACGCCAAGCGCTATTTAGTGCATTTGTAGGTACAACAATACCATTTCTTATAACTTCTCCTTCATCAGTTTCGTCAATATATTCAACAAGTAGAATATCATCAAAAATTTGTGTTAATTCTAGACCTTCAATTCCAAAATTTCCATCACTATGTTTTGTTAAGTCAATTAAACTACGCGAAGGTGCTAACTGATCAATATTTGCTGGCATATAACCTATTTATTTTGTACACCGTAAAAATCAACATACTGTTTAAGCTCTCTTACTGATAAGTTTTTATTTTTAGCAATAATAAACAAATCTGCATCTTCTTCTTTTTCCTTTTTTATTTTTTTAATATATTTAACCCTCTTAAACTTAAGTCTAGGTATTAGGTTATAATATAATCTATAAAGTTGTTGTTTATCTTCAAACAGACCTGTATATTTGTTTAGTGTCTCATTAACAAAATGAGGAGTGTCTTTACTATAGAAGGATAGCCATCTGTTTAGTAAAAAAGGAACAAACGCAGACTCACCCTCTTGATCTAGAAAGCCGGCATCATCTTTTTTTGAGTAAAAGAGTTTATTCTGAATTTGGAAGAAATTCATACAATAATCTTTGTCGTAGCAACAAACTGATCCTTTACTTCATCATTAAAATATGTAATAACACTATTCATAAAGGATTCGACAGTAATATCATCTAAATTAGATGAATAAGCAAATCCTGGAGCCTTATTACCTGCATTAACGTTAATACCTGTGTGACCGAGGGCTACATTTTCTTTACTATACGTAATTGAAACACTAACTTTACCTTCATCTCTTACTTCATCATCACTACCCTTAAAACTATCTACAACCATGATATCATCACCATCCATTACAACATCTTTGTTGATTGTATCACTTAAGATTTTACCTATAGCAGTATTGAATAATCTCTGAAATGATACTGCACCGATAGGGCATAAATTTGGAATCTCCCAGCAGAAGTTAATAGCATCTTCGGAGTGAATAAAGTCATTAGATAGGGTATCCTCTAGATCAATTAAATTATCACTAACATCCATTGGAGCTCTAAACGCTACAATATTACCATACGGTGTTACTTCCTTACGAAAGATCTTATAAGCAAACCGCTCGTGAATAAAGTCTCCATTATATACTTGTTGGTCAATTATCATACTATTATTATAGTGTCAAGTGCTATTGATTCAACTCTTTTTTTATGAACTCCAGGTTTTTATTTGTTTATATACCCAGCTTTTTTTTACTATATCGACATCACTTAAATCTTTTTGATATAGTTGTTTATTATAACAGTTAACTATAAACTTATGCCTTTCTATGTCGTTTGTAAATCTTCTGGATGGTAGTCCGAGACCTATAGTTAAGACTCTCTGATGATACAATAACGTTTCAAACATAACTGTTGAGTTAATGCCTATAACATTTTCCGCATAAGGTAAGTAATGGTGTACGTTGCCCTTAACCTCTACTAGTTTTTTATTTTTAGGTACACTTGTAGGTTTATGTGGATGGTGTTTGTATAGAATTTTAATGTCGTCATCAAAATTATACAAAGTAATAACATACTCTAGCAATTCATACATAGTCTTAAATGGCGACAGCTTTGTTATTTGTGTATCTGTTTCATCCTGTAGTGGTACAAATACATAACGATAATCAATTAAACGTTCTTTTTTGTACTTATCAACAAGTTGCGCGAATTTTTTTTCGGCAGGAAAGTGTTGAATATCATCTAATGTTTCAACGATATTCATAGAGGTTGCGTTTGTACCTGACCGGTCAAAATAACAGGTATCATAGTGATCAAAAAATCCTAACTCTCCAAATATAAATTTTTCTCTTCCGTATAATTTAATAATTTGCTGATCTCCTGGTGACATTCCGTTCCAAGTAAAAATTACATCCGGATTAAACCCGTCTATTTTATTTACCGTATCAGATATTAAGTGATTTTTATATATGTCTTGAGATACGGCTCGTGGATGGCAATAGATTAGACAGTTATGATCTCCTAATATAGAAAACGATCTAGCTAAACGACTAAACATACTACACACCCCAAACCATCTTGCTGGTCTGTCTGTGTTTCCTACCGCTACATGAAATAATATATTCATTCTACTTCTTTTAAGAATTTTGCTGGTGTTCCTCCCCACACTTCCCACTCAGGTACACTTTTATTAACAAAGGAGTTTGCACCTATAACGCAACCATTATTAAGAACAATATTTTTATTAATGGTACAGTTTGATCCTATCCATACATTGTCTTTTATGGTAATTTTACCTCTTAAAAATGGTAGATCTCTAACATTATAACCTCTTTTTGTTGTATGTGATGATGCAAAGTATGAACAGTGGGGACCTAATAAAGAGTTGTCTCCTATAGTAATATCTCCTTGTGCTTG